TGCTCCATGATATAATGGGGTATGCCTAATAAAAATGAATTTGATTTATCTTATCTACAAAAGCTCATTGATATTGGATTAGAAATCGTGGGTGAATATTGTGGATCTAAAATGTGCTTGTGTAAATAATTTGCAGATGTTAGATTGGCGTGATAATTTAGTAAAGAGTAGTAAAATATTATTATAAATATGTTTTATGAAACTAGTATTTTCTGAGTATTTAAAATCTAAAGAAAAATTGCGTGAGGCGGTACATAAAACGCCTCAAGTTACTAAGAATTATAAAGTGATTCGTCATTGTCGTTTGATGGTTCAAAGTAGTGATGGAAAGCAATATCTTCCATTGAATCCAGGTGTTATTATTTCTATTGTTTGGTTATATCAAGATCGAAGAACTCCATTGCCTTTGCGTATATCATTTGAAGGTGTAAATTCTATTGAGGAAGGAAAGAAATTTTATACAAGTTGGGGAAGTGATAAATTAGAGAAATGGTTAAAGAAGAATACTGAATCTAAATAAAAAATCCCAGTTATTATAAATACTAGAAAGTAAATGGAGTATAACATGGCTGGACTTTATCATACAATTTCTGATGCACCCGAGTTTCTAAAAATAGAAGCTGAAACGATTTCACTAAAAATGTCATATGGTGTTCCTGTTCAAGGGCAGGCAACTGTTTCTTGGAATGTTCCTATGCCTGCGCGTGGATGTTCTGCTGGTGATTTTGGTACATATTGTGGAATGGTGTTTGTAGTAGCGAATCATCCAATAGGACCAAGTAATTATCCACAAGATGGAGTTTTCTATCATGATGATCCAACTGTAGATCCTGATAAGCATATAGGAGATAAGATAGGAGATGCATTGGTTATTGGTTCATTTTGGGAAAGAGAAGCAAAATCTAAAATGCAGGACCAGAAGAAAACTGAAGTTTCTGATGATACTGAACAAGAAGAAATACCGATGACAACATCATTTATTGTAAATGATATTGATATAGGAACTGCTTATTATGTTGCTGGATTTGCAATGGATTGTTCTCTTCGTTATCATACAGAAGGAATGCGTGCATATTCTGATGAATTATGTCATCATCATAGAGATGATAGTGGAGTACAAGCATTTCAAGATGTAGCACTTGGTCCTGGTCATAATGGAGTTCTTCCGAGTGATGGAACGGGTTTGATTCCTGGTAAAATCTATCAATTTGATGTTATATATGATCCTGATTTTCCAACTGCCAAGAAATGGATAACACATACTGTAAAGATTGATGGAATGGATGCTGGAACGTATGAAGATTTATTACATGAGATAAACAAATCATTGCGTCAAATTAATGATCCTGTTAATTCGCCTCATCCTATTGGTCATGGTCATTATTATTGGGATAAAGATACTAATCAGCTTTATAAGTTTGATGGAAGTCATTATAATATGATTCATAATATTTTAGTTGAAGATAAAGATCCATCTAAAATAGATCATGGGCAATATTGGTATAATCCAGAAACAAAAGAATTAAAGCAATGGAGTACATCTGATAAATGGGAAGATAGAGCATTTATTAGTGGAATCAGTTATCCACATGAAATGGAATGTGATCAATATTGGTTTGATGGAAAAAATACGTATATATGGAATGGAAGGTCATGGGTTTTATTAGACACAATTGTTCAAGCTGAATGTCCAAGTGAAGCAAGTAAGCCACAATGTGGAAGTTATTGGTATGATACAACTAATAATATCTTAAAAGAATGGGATCATAAACATGGTCAATGGAAAGAAACGGCTGCTATTACTTGGGCTAATAGGCCCGATAAGCCAAATGCTGGTGATTATTGGTTTAATGAAAAAGATAATCATTTATATAGATGGGATACGATACAATCACCCGATGGTTGGTTTGATTTGATTGCATATCAAGAAGAAATTAAAATAAATGGACCAAAACCCGGTGAAATAGTTCAGGAAATTTATGTTCAAGAGAAGCGTCCGATAACACCAGGAAAAGATGCTCTTTGGTATCAAAAATCTACTGAGACACTTAGAATGTGGGATTCTAAAATTGGAGAATGGCCAGAAATACCAGTAATGGTATGGGATGATGATCCAACAAATACTGATTCAAATGATTTATGGTGGAATTCAGTTAATAATAAACTTTATCATTGGGATGTTGTGAATAATAAATGGGAAGAAGTGCATGAACTTATAGAACATGCAAAAGATCCATTAGAAGAAAGAGATTTTCCTTTAGAAACAATGTGGTATGATACTGATGATCATATATTGTATCGTTGGAATGGAGATAAATGGGTTGAAGTAAATGCAATTATATCAAAGACAGATCCAACAGATCCTTCATATGGGCATGTTTATCATAATATAGATAAGAATAAATGGTTTGTTCATAGTGGTGATGAATGGATTGAATTTAAGCCAATAGAATCTAAATTAGATCCTAGTATTATACCTAATGGTTATTTTTGGATGGATTCCAGAAATTATGATTTATATGTTCGTAATGGAATGGATTGGGTTTCTGTATCATATGGTACTGAGAGAAAGAAGCATAGACCGAATACTGAATGGTTTAATAGACAAGATGGTAAATTATATAAATGGGATGCGCTTAGATCCGAATGGAAAGAAGGTGAAGGTCCAGTTAAAGCTATTTTTGCTGAGTATATGGAAGATGGATGTAAGAAAGGTGGTGGAATTCAATTTCAGACAGAAAGAAAAGGAACTGGTAATATAGTTTTCATTCCAGCAAAGAAAGGTTGTTCTTCTGCAGCACCAGGATGTTGTACGACAGGATTTGCCGATTTTGATGCGACTGCTGTTGCTCCTGATGGTCCTTGGTGTTCATATTCTACAAATGAAGGAGCAAGATGTGGATATCCTGTTCGTGATATAGATGATAGAGATTTCTTATGGACAAATCTTGATCCGTGTGCTTTGATACTTGGTCCAAGAGAAGGAGTAGATGCTCCACATAATGCACCATCTTATGATATATTAGGTGTAGGAACAGATGGAACACCAGATGAAAGAAGAGAGTTGATTGATTCTATTAGAAGGCAATTAGGTTATCCAACAATTACTGTAGAGCTTACGCATTATCAGATTGATACTGCTGTACAAGGTGCTCTTGAATCTTATAGAAAGAGGACAAGTGCTTCATTGAAGCGTGGTTATTATTTTCTTGATATCAAACCTCGTCAGCAAAGATATATGCTGACTAATAGAAGAATAGGTTATGATAAGATTGTTCAGGTAATGGATACTCATAGATTCAAAAGTGCATTTTTAACAACAGCACATGGTGCGGGTGCTTATGGACAAACTGTACTTCAGCATTTATATAATATGGGGACATATGATTTATTATCTTATGATTTGATATCTCAATATATTAATCAGTTAGAAATTTCATTTGCGACACGATTAGCATTTAATTTTAATGAAGATAGTAGAGCATTAGATTTTTATGATAGTTTTGTTTATAATGAAAGAATATTATTAGATGTTATGGTAGAGAGAACAGAGCAAGAGATAATGAAGGATCGTTTTGCTAAATCGTGGATTGAGCGATATGCATTGGCTGAATCAATGATTACTTTGGGTCAAATAAGAGGTAAGTTTTCTACATTGCCTGGTGCTGGTGGGGGAATTCAATTGAATTCAGATCAATTATTTTCATTAGCTGATTCGTATAGAGAGGAATTAATGGTGCAAATTGATGATTTTGTAATTGAGAAGCCTGAGGAAATTGGAATGGGAGCGAGTTTTGTTTTCGGTTGAGTTTTTCTTTATTTTTCAATGACTTATAATAAAAAGGTAAAAATATATGGCAGATATAAGAGAACATCCATTTCGACAAGCTTTTCCTAAAACACATAGGGAAGAATCCCACGAAGAGCAGGAATACTTGGCGGGAATCTCAGGATTCGAGTCGTGGCATTATAGTAGTCAGTTACGTAAATATATATGTCAATTTTCTGCCATATTTTCTGGTATAAAAGTTAGAGTAGGTTGGAATGAATCAAAGCAGCCGAGATTGGCACCTGTTGCTATAAAAAATGCTTCAAGTGATAGGGTAGTTTCGTCAATAAAATCGGAGAATACGCAAAACGTTCCGTTAAGATTGCCTATTATGGCATTTCAATTAGAGAATGTAGAGATAGCGCCGGATAAGAGGCATGGAACTGGTATGCAGAGAAGAAATACATTTATGCCTGCTGGTGGTGTATTTCCTGATGATATAAAAGTTGTTGATCAGCGAATGCCAATTCCATATAGAGGAACATTTAGTCTTGGAGTATGGGCATCTAATCAGGATCAGCATTATCAGATTTGTGAGCAAATACTTACATTATTTGATCCATCGCTTCAGATTCAGCGTTCAGATGAGATATTTGATTGGACGAAATTATCTTATGTTGAATTATCTGGTATTCAATTTGAGGAGAATGTGCCTGCTGGTGCTGATAGAAGAATTATTCAATCAACATTTCAATTTATTGTAGATATTTATTTAGAGATACCGAATGTTGTTCATGATAAGTTTGTTAAAGAAATTTATGTTAGGATAGGAGCGGTTAATAAAGATATTGATTCAAATTATGATGTTATTTCTGATTTAGATAGTCAGGGTATTGATTATGATAAATGGTATGATTTAGATAATGTAAATTTGAAGGATGAGTCTACATCATAATTTTTTATAAAATTTACATCTTTTATGCTCATTCTAATAAATAGTATAAAAGGAAAAAGAATTTATTAGGAGAATAAAAGATGGCAATATTAGTATCCCCAGGAGTTGAAGTAACTGTAACAGATGAAAGCTTTTTCATACCGCATGCAGCGCCAACCGTACCATTAATATTTATTGCAACACAAGAAGAAAAGTTGCGACCTGATGGTATAACACCAGCAGAAGGAACTTATGAATATAATGTTGTAAGAACAGTAACATCAATGGCTCAGAGTACAAATTTATATGGTATTCCAACATTTCTTGAAGACACCGCAACAGGTGCTCAGTTTCATGGAGATGCCCGTAATGAATATGGGTTATTTGCATTAAATCAATATCTAGGAATTGGTAATAGAGGTTATGTTATCAGAGCAAATGTGAATCTCAATGATGATTTAGATGATGTGCGAGAACTTTGGGACAGAAAGTTTAGTGAAGCTAGAATTTTTATGAGTAATTTAGCAAATGAGAAAATAAATATTTATAATGAAGAAAATGGATTGAATCCCCGAGATTTAACTTGGAAAAAGACAGTTGATATTGGTGAAGTTATGTCAATGGCAGAAAATGCAACACAAGATATTTTTGATATGTATTCATTTAAAAGTGTTAAAGATTTGTG